GAGTTCTACGTCGAAGAATACAGGTTTGCCATAGTTATTTGGTGAACTGACGGGCATCATAGCATGTTTGCGCGTATTGTCAATACCTTCTGAGTAATGAAACAAAGGAATTGTGGGCCAAGTTGAGTAAGCGAGGTAAAAGTCTGCGGCGTCGTCATTGCCGTGATTGCAGAACTGACGGTGCAAAGAATCGTAGGTAATAGGAATACCAGCAGTAGCAAAAAAATACTTGTGCAAGTTGGATACAGACCAAGTGCCACCAACGTTGTCGTTGACCTCTAGCACAAGACGAGAACGAACATTGGCAGGTAAACGATTGAAGTTAGAAAGGAAACGAGCAGAGATAACGGCAGGGTCGCCGTCTTGACGGCAATGAATGTTGAGGGGTGAACGGTAGTCAAGCGGAAGGTCAAGCAAGTCGAAGAGATCGGCGTGAGCAGTAAGGTCACGAATGCTGTTGGTGATGGCGGCGTCATCGGTGCTGGTCAGAGTGATGAACTCTGAAGGATGCGCAGAGATGCGAACACCAGTGCGCTTGATGGTGGCGGCGATAGTGTTGAGAGCAGCACGAAGGTCAGACCAGTTGGGCAACTGGTCGAGACGAAGATTAACGTCAGGATGGTCGATGACAGGAGTAAGAGTGGACGACAAACGATAGCCAGCAATGCCAGTGTCGGCACAGTGCTGAATGATGCGATTGGTGACAACGAAGTTGTTGAGGATGCGGTCGCTGAGAATGCGGATGGCATCTGCACGGGGCAGCGACAAGAAACGTGTCAAGGTCATAGTCTGGAACTTGTAACCTTGCTCGGCAAGAACGTTAGAGATGCAACAGAGGGATAGGTTCATTTCTCTAAAAGAGAATCAGAAAGACTCGGTTCAGTCAAGCGTTTATTTTTGGCTTCAAGATTGGTAACTTTTTTCTAATTTAAAATTATTAATATCAAGCTCCAACTCTTCTTGGTTAGCGGCGTATCCTTTCCCATGCCCCAAATCTAAAAGTCTTTCTTGTTTGGTTAGCTCGGAGTAGGCCATGAACCCCTTGAAAGAGTAACCCTTGTCGATTTCTCCAATCATAAGCGCATACAAATCAACGCTAGGTTCTTTCCACGGAGCAGCCAAAAGCCTACCAGTTCTATATTTCGTTGTTTTTACATCGATCACCAGATCATTTAGAACTGCGTCACCTTTGTCAGTCTTTGAGTTTCTGACCTCAATTGAAATGTCGGGATAAAGATTGAACAGTTTGCAGAATGCAACTTCGCCTCCGATTCCTTCAAGATCAGTCATTTCATCGCTTTGACCACCAATCTTGTTATTTTTTACATTTTTATTTCTAGCATTATTGTGGCGCAGCTTCGCTAAGTACCGACACAAAGCTTGTTCTTGCGCGTTAAGTAAAACAAAATTAGAGTTCATTTAATTAAATATTAATTATTGTTTTAGTTACTGAGTCGCCGCACGTTTCGCACTTTGGCCCATGCTCGTAAGAGTCATATTGAAAATGCTCTATGATTCCCTCGAATCCAACATGATTATTAAGAATTTGTTGTTTAGCTGCGGCCAGAACATGATCGATAATCTTTTCTTTTTCTTCTGCGCTCATGTCATGGTACCGCTTTCCATCTACGGTAAAGTTATAAGCTGTGCAGCCTTGAGTGATTTCAAATTTCATACTTATTTGCTTTTAATTTGTTCGTGATTGAGAATCACCTGGAACAATACGGTAAGAGTCTTCTTCAAAGTGTTGAGTTGACACTTCAAGAATACGAGATTCTTCTAAAGCGCAAACTTGATGCGGCTGCAAACGAGGAATGTCTACCATCTCGCCTTGACCAACTATGCGCTTATTTGTCATTCCGGTTTTCGGCTCTGTCCAAGAAATGCAAATAGTTCCCGATAAAACATACCAAGTTTCATGCTTTTTGTCATGAAAGTGCATACTACCTTTGGCGTCCTTTTTGAAATCGAGGAACTTGCAACAATAATCTGGGCAGTTAATTAGCCAAGTTTCGTAACCCCAGCCTTTAACGTGTTTGTCTGGAACGGGAAATGAAATCATTGTTTTTTAAATTGATAAAAATAGTCCCAATTATCTTCTGCGATCCACTTGCCTTCGCCTTCACAAGTGAATTCCTGAGTGAAAACTTTCCAATCAGGTTTGTCAAGCTTTTTTGAAATAAAAGCTCCACCATCTTTCCATAAAACTCTATTATTTGGCTGTAAAAATAATTGATTTACAGGTTTGCCATCCTTATTTTTTAAACCCCAAATAACGTGACCGCACTTGTGACCTCCAGCCATTTCTGAGTATCCGTAGGCTGCGTCTGGATTATCACGCCAGTCGATAGTAAAAAGATATTTACCCTCAACCCATTCATGATTTTTTAATTGAACATTAACTCTGGCATTCTTATGATATTCCCATCGTGTAATTGCAATGTCATAAGAGAAGCAGTCCCACAATTGCAACCAGTCTAATGGTAAGTCAGAATGCTCTGGCTCGTTTACCAAGTAATGGATCGGAACACGATCATGCCGCGAGCCATACTCCGTCATGATTTGGAATGTTAAACATCTTCTAGTTAAACTAGTGATTCCGAATACTTCACAGAGAATGTATTCTGTTTTCTTATTCTCATTGTTGTAAAGAAAATCACTTTTTAAATAAGCGGGGAATACAGGAATATTTGCGTTAAGGTGTGGCATTAAGTTCGATCTTTATGAAATGTAATCGATTTTGGTATAGATATAAATTTTCTTTTCGGATTGTTCTGCCTATAATAAACAGACTCAAACCATCTTCCATCACAACCTCCTTGTTCTCTATAATACATTGTGAAATTTACATCCATTAAATCTAAAATGATACTCAACCCTCCTTCAGAGACGTAGGTGTGACTAGCTTGTTTAATTTGGCAAAGATCTGCATAAAGTCCATTTTTACCAGAGATTGTTTTTACTGAGCTAGGAACGAAATAAGACAACATAAAAACGCCCCATTCTCTTTTACCCAATCCATCGTATTGCAGTTTTTGATTTTGTTCTATAATAAAAGGCTTTGAAACCAGAACATCAGTATTGACGGCTTCTTTAACAGGCACGTTTATTACGAAATTTTCATCTACTCCTAAATCGTTTTCTCTAGCCAATAAATACGGAATCCATCCATGCTGCAATTGGGGATAACATGGATAGCCAAAATTCATGTATTCTCCATTTATGCCAAAGTCTGCTGGATTGAATTTATAAGGTTGACCACCACATCCATAATCATTAACTTTAAAAGGAACTTTCCTTATACTATTTGTAAATGGCTGTTTCAGTGTCAATTCAGCAATATCTTTGAAACAGTCTGCATCAGTAACTACAAAGTCTATTTTTTCCCCTGTCTTTTGATAATACCAAGAAGCAATCGGCCAAGTTTGGATAAAATCCCCAAGAAGTCCGGTATGCGTAAAAATCATTTTACTCCTTTGATTTATTTGATATATATTTTTTCATTTCCTCAACCGTCATAACGTCGAGTTTTGTAGTGATGTGTTTGTAAAAATCTGGGAAATTATCTTTGATCATGATCAAATTAGAAAGAGAAGACGACATTGAGGGTCGATTCATAGAAGAATAGAGTAATTTAATAGCATCTTGGTCGCCATTAACGATCTCGCTTCTCATCTTTGGTGACAGCAAGAACCCAATCAAAGAATCATGAAAGCTCTTTATCATTGTGATAGAAGATATCGTGTAAGCATCCTCTTTGGAAAAGAAAATATCAATTGGGATTTTCCAATGAGAAAGAACATTACCTTTATAAGATATATTTACCTCAAGGTTTCTGCCTTCATTGCCCATCCAGATAACGTCAGATAAGAATGTTTGACATGAATAAAAAAAGTTTTGAATTTTTTCTTGAACCTCTGTGGGCAAGTTCCCAATCAAATCCTGTTCTGAAGCAGCCTGTCTGGTCAGTTCAATAATTGCTTTTTTATAATTTCTTTTATTTATTTTAAA